TTCCGTTGTGGTGTTGGATAAAGCCAGAAAGTATGATGAAATGCAGAAGGCTAACCCCAAGGCAAAGAAATTAAAGAATAAACCTAGAGTTGTTCGCCCTGGTAGCGGTACAACCAAAAAGGACTCTTTGAAATCTAAACGTAATGAACAAATGAAGCGTCTAAAACAATCAGGCCACGTCGATGACGCAGCCTCTTTGTTAGAAGATATGTTTAATTCCTAATAGGAGAAAAATAAAATGGCAATTGCTACAAATACGTCACTGACTTATAGTTCAGTGGCGATACGCGAAGACTTGTCTGATGTGATTTATAATATCGCTCCAATGGATACACCCTTCCTGTCTGGTTGCGCCAAAATGAGTGCTGACAACACAAAATTTGAGTGGCAAGTAGATTCGATAACAGCAGGTGCTGCTAATCGCCAGTTAGAAGGCGATGACTCACCTGATGCTACGGCAAGGTCACTTCCAACGCGACTCGATAATTACACCCAGATAAGTAGATACATCGCCCAAACCTCCGGAACGGATGATGCGGTCGACTACGCCGGACACGGCAAACATCAAGCCTACCAGTTGGCTAAACTCGGAAAGCGTATGAAGAGGGACATGGAAGTCATGCTCACTCAGAATATCGTAAAAGCCGCAGGTGATTCTACAAATGGTAGAGCAACCGCAGGTATTCCTGCATGGCTCAATACTGCCCATGTGGCAGGTGGGTCTGGTGGTTCGGCTTCTGCCGGTAGCCTCGGTACTACGGCTTTGGTCAATAATACATCGACCGCTGCCTGTAGTGAAGCCAACATCAAAGCAACCATTAAGGAATGCTATGATGCGGGTGGTGAGCCAGACATAATGCTAGTCCCGTCTGCCGTAAAGCAGACGATCTCAGGACTGGCTTCAGCAGGTTCTGGTTCGACAGCGTTTGGTATTCCGCCTCGGAACCAAGTCTCTGGTAAGGGCGGCGCTACAGCCATTGCGGCTGTGGACATCTATGTTTCCGATTTTGGGTCTTTCAAGATTGTCCCAGATAGGAACTTGTCCAAAGATGGACCGGGTTCGGTTGCTGCTAACGTTTTCTTTTTAGACATGGACTACTGGGGGGTTGCATGGCTCAGGCCATTCCAGACCCAGACCCTGGCGAAGACAGGTGATTCCACAAAGCAGATGCTGCTTGGTGAGTATGGTCTTGTCTCTAAAAACGAGAAAGCAAGCGGTATTCTTGCGTCAGTAAGTTAATAAGGAAGGGGGCGGGGAAACTCGCCCCCAACTTATGCAAGTTGCGATTGTAGGGTTAGCCCCCTCTACTCACGATCAAGCCCCATTTGAAGACCCTGATTGGGAGACATGGGGGTTGCCTTGGGACGAGGATATGTGGCCCTATCTGGACAGGTTGTTTGAAATACACCCTTTAGAGTTGTTGAGGCATCACGACGCGAGAAGACCTCCAGGGTACGAAGACAGACTAAAGAGCCTGGATAGTCTGTTGTATATGCAAAAAGCGTACTCGGAAATCCCCAACGCACTGGAGTACCCAGTTAAGCGTGTAAGCGATTATCTCGGCGTGGACTATTTTAATTCGTCCATCTCGTACATCATGGCTCTAGCGATGGCTGAAGGTGCGGAAAAGATCGGTATTTGGGGGGTGGATATGGTTGATCTGGAAACAGATATTCCATCTTATCTTTCTGAGTTTGCGTATCAGCGCCCTAACATGGAGTATCTTATCGGGTTTGCCCGAGGAAAGGGCATAGATGTCTACATACCACCGGAATCTCCCCTTGTAAGGTTTCATGGCGAAGGGATTCCACTTGGAACAATATACCCATCGTATCCTAATCGGTACGGGTATCTGGAGAGAGAAATGCACGACAAGGAAATTGAATCCATCGCAAACAAGATGATAAAGGGCAAGAAAGCGCCTTTGAAAAAAGAGAAGTCAAAAGACCCTACAAATGCTGCGGGGTGGTTAAGGAAGGCATACATAGACCACGATCCAGCAGATGGTGCGCCAAAAGTGGGGAACATTGGGTATGTCTAAACGCTTTATTGACAGCGACGGGGTTCGTCGCACTGACATTCAGTTTGACGAAACTGATGATTCGTTTAATTTCAAAACCACTCAGGATGTCACCCCTGTTCTTGAAGAGAACAAGGAGAAGTACAACTCTTATGGCGACAAACTCTCTCTTGGTAAGAGAGGGGAATGGCACCATACTGCATCTATCCCCATTACCGTATGGGAGAAGTGGAAGAAAGATACTAATGGGGCAATAGAGAAGGATACTAAACTTTTGGCTGCTTACCTTAATGACCCTGATTATAAGTATTTCAAAGTAGCCCCAACTAACCTATAAGGTAAAAGATATGATTGACCTAAGTAACATTTTTAGACCTCAAGTTACATCCCACACATTAAGCGCGACTACTTCTAGTGGTGCCACCCAAACATCTGCATTTAATGCACAAGTACAAATAATTATGGTGACCGCAACTGCCGCCTGTTTTGTTGCTTTTGGTGCTTCCCCCACTGCTGCAACAACTTCGACGTACATTGCAGCGAACACCCCATATTTGTTCCGAGTAAATGGTTCAGATAAGTGCGCGGCAATTACTGGGACAGGCACAGCAACTGTTTACATTACTGAACTGACTAGATAATGGCTATTAGTACCTACACGGAATTAAAAACCGCTGTAGCAAACTGGTTAGACAGGGATGATCTGACGGACAGGATACCAGAGTTCATTGCTCTGGCTGAAGCCCGTATGAACAGAGTTCTACGGTTGCGGATGATGGAATTCAAGTATACGGCATCAACTGTGGGGGCGCAGAGAAACTATGCGCTGCCCACTGGTTATCTACAGATGCGGAATTTCCAACTCAACACTTCCCCGATAACAACGTTATCGTATGTTTCTCCCGAAATATTCGATAGGTTATGGGGTGGTAGTACAGGGGGAACTCCACAGTTTTATACTATTCTAGCCAATGAAATTCAACTGGGGCCAATTCCTGCTTCTGTACAAACCATGGAGATGCTATTCTATAAGAAGATAACAGCACTCTCTAGTACCAACCTGACTGAGCAGATGCTGACTGACAACCCAGACATCTATCTTTATGGGGCGTTGTTAGAGGCAGAGCCGTTTATAATGAATGATGAGAGGGTTCCTCTGTGGGCGCTGGGCTTTGAGAAAGCCGTTGCCAATCTACAGGAACAAGACAACAAGGATCGTCACTCAGGCTCCGCCCTTAGAGTGATGAATACGAGTGGTTACTATTGACAGCCCCCATACCTTGGTCAAACGCTATATCTCCTATAACATGGTCTACTATAGGGATAAACTGGAACAGCCCCGCTAAGGCTAACTCGTCTTCATTTGCCGTTGATACTGGTTATACTAACGGCGCAACTGCAAATCTAGCATCATCTGCTACCTTTGCAATAACGGCAGACGATACTAAAGCGGGGGCATTAGATGCGGTAGGTGCTGCAACCTATGCAGTTAATTCAGGCTTCACAGACTTTGGGGCAATCTCACTAAACCCCTCGGCAACGTTTGGGGCTTCGCTAGGGAATACAAATGTAGGGACGCTTACTATGGTCCCATCCATAACGTTTGCCCTAGAGCAGGATTACTCTTCAACTGTAGTGTTGAGCGCGGTAGCATCCGCAACTTACGCAATCACTGAAGGGTATTCGTTAAGTAGTGCTTTTCTATGGAATGAAGTAGACGATCCCTCAACAACCTGGGGTGCTGTATCAGACCCTTCAACAACGTGGTCTAGTGTATCAGACCCGTCAACAACCTGGACGAAGGTAGAATACCCCGATTGAATATACAACCGACACTAAAGGCCGATGGAGGTCTAAAAATGAAATACGATAATGACTATAATATCGGCCTGAAGAATATATGGGACGTTGTTTGCTACGATTCTGACGGCCAAGAAAAGTGGCGCGAGTCCAATAGAAACCTCGTAACTACGGAAGGATTGAATCATGTGCTGAGTATTGTGCTAGATGGCGGTACTCAGATTACTGCGTGGTACGTTGCCTTGAAAGGTGCCGGTTCAGCGGCAGCAGGTGATACGATGTCATCCCACTCTGGATGGTCAGAGGACGTTACTTACTCTGAGTCTTACCGACAGACGCTGACCCTTGGAACCGCCTCTTCTGGAAGTATTGACAACACCGCTAGTAAGGCTAACTTCTCTATAAACGGGTCAGCCACGATTGCGGGGGCTTTCTTGGTATCCTCCGATAGTAAGAGTTCCTCGTCAGGTACACTTTATGGGGTTGTAGATTTTGCTTCCTCTAGGGCGGTTATCTCTGGTGACACCCTCATAGTTACGGTAACACTAACGGCGGCGAGTGCATAATGGGCGTTGAGACAGCCAGTTGGGTAACACAATTAGACA